ATGACAGATAGCAAGACGCCGCGCGAGTTCGGTTGGGTGCTCCTGGAGCTGATGGGCCACCGCCAACGGATCGGCCGGGCACGCGAAGAAGAGATTGCCGGCGGGCTCATGCTCCGCATCGACGTCGAGACCGATGATGGCACCTACGCCACGGAGTATTATGGCGCGTCATCGATTTATGCCCTGCGACCGATCTCTGAGAGCGTCGCCAAAGATCACTACGCCCACCGCGATCCACGGCCACCGCGCCCGCTCGAATACCGCGACCCTCCCGCGATCGAGGCAGAGGACGAAGAGGATGATCAGTCTCAGTATCGCGAGTTTTGCGATTGAGCCCCCCCACCCAGAAAGGAGGCCGTGATGGGCGTTTCGATTGAGGAGGCGCTCTCTAGAGAGTGCTCTCGCCGTTTGTTCACTTACCAAACTGACGCGCCAGGTTACTCCCCGCCGCCAGAACTAGGTTGGTCGCAGGCCGATTGGGATAGCTTGTCGCCCGGCTGCCAGCGCGAGATTGAACGATCTTTGCGCCAATCTCTCGAACCCAAGCAGCCAGAAACGAAATCACTCCGCCAGCGCCGACATGAGGTCGAATACGCCGGCCGGAAGCGTCTTTGACGGAGGAACCACCCAATGACTGACCACCCCCTAGACCTCCGCCCCCATGAGGTACGCGCCGCATTGGATGGCCGCTTGTCGCTGATCGTGAGGCCGTTGGAGCCGGAATGGAATGATGGCGCGAACCGAGAGTTTACCGGTTGGCACGCTGAACGGACTGGCAAGCGCGAATGGTTGCTGGTGGGCGGCATGGGCATCGGTGCGACGATCCGGGTTGGCTTCGCCGCCGGGGATCGGATCTGGGGCCGCGAGGCGTACGCCCTTAACCCCGCAGTTCAGCGACCTAGGCGGATAGACAATGTGCTCTATCAGGTCGACGCGCCGGAACACGAGCCGCAGAGCGACGCTTTGACCATCGAGCGCATCCGGTGGGTCCAGGCGCGAGAAATGAAGTGGCGCCCCGACGACGAAATGCCCCCTTGGGCTAGCCGCCTGACCCTGATCGTCAACGATGTAGCCGTGAAGCAGATTCACAGGATCAGCCCGAAGGAAGCGTGTGCCACCGGCGTTGACCCGGTTCACATGGTGCCCGGCGGGCCTTACGGCAATCCGAGTGACGGCTGGCTTGACTACGGCGAAGGGTTCAAGCGCCAGTACCAAGACGTTTGGGACCGCAATCTATGGTGCGCCTTCTACAGCGTCACAGTCCACCCCACCAACATAGACGGAGAGGAAGGTCGATGAGCTGCGGTGTCTGCGGCCAGGATCACCCATCGCCACGTGAAGATGATGCGCCCGATAGCATGTGCCCGCCCTGCCAGTGTCATTGGTGTCGGTATAATCGAGGTGAGGCAACTCCTGAAGAGCGCAGGTGGGTCGAGGCCAATATCCGCGCCCATGAGCTGTCCGAGGAGCGCCGGAAAGCGCGTGAGTTCTCGCGGTCTTTGGGTGCGGCGCTTGCCCGTCACAAAGCACAACAATCCACCAATATAGACATGGAAGGATAGAGCGATGCCTAAGCGCATCCAAATGCACCGCCGCAAGGGCGGCTGGCGCAAGGACCACCCGGACGCGGTGATCGTTGCCCGACCAACGAAATGGGGCAATCCGTACCACGGCGACAGCGAAGGCCGAATGGATCGGGCCTTGGTCACGCGCCTCTTCGCGCTGTATCTCGCACTGCCCGAACAGGCCGCCCGCGTGGCTGAGATCAAAGCCGATCTGCGCGGCAAGGATCTGGCTTGCTGGTGCCCGCCGGATGAGCCGTGCCACGCCGATGTGCTGTTGGAGATCGCGAATGACCAGTAGAGACGGACGGGCGGCTTACACATACTACGAGTGCTTGGACTGCGGTTGGGACACCATACGAAATTCGGTCGATATAACCGGCCCTTGCCCAGAATGCGCAGGTGACAGCGGCGGCGAGGGACGGATGGCTCAACGCCCCGCAACAGATGATGACGGCTCCGTTGAAGGTAAAGATGATCGGATCGCCGCCCGCCAAGAGGGGGAGAGCGATGACCAAAGCTGATGCGCTGATAGAGCTACGGGAGAAGGTGGCGGCGGGCCTTGATACCGCCCATCATCACGCCGCCGCCTTCCCAAGCGAAAGCGCGTACGGCCATTGCACGTGGCACGACAGCCATAGAGCATCAACTCGGGGCTCCCTTGACGCCGCCAAGGCTCTGCATGACGCGATGCTTCCGGGGTGGCGGGCGCGAATTGATATAGGTCGCCGCTACCGCGCGTGGGTAATATCACCAGAAAACCAGAAGAACGACAATTATGCTGACACCCCCGCCCGCGCCTGGCTTCTGGCAAGCCTTGACGCCCTCATAGAGCAGGAGAAGAGCGATTGCTGATTGGTGGATCTCCAAAGACGGAGATCGAACGCTCCTGGCCCTGTATGAACGGCATTACTCCGCCTACCAATATCGCGACGGGAGGATGCGCCGCCTGTTTGCGGGGCCGGGTGAAAAGATCGTCCTTAGAACAAGAACTGGTGACGCAGGATTTGTTTGGCGAAACTTCATCAGCGACTCCGGGGAGCACGGCATCAGTTGTGCCTTCTTCCGCAACGAAAGCCCGCACAAATCGAGTGAGCTTATCCGACAGGCTTGCGCCATCGCTGATCAGGCTTGGGCTTGTCGCAGGCATTACACCTACGTCGATCCGTCAAAGGTGCGGAGCGCCAATCCCGGATATTGTTTCTTGGCCGCAGGCTGGCACCGATGCGGATGGACCAAAGGGGGGAAGTTGATCTTGGAGCGAATTCGGATAGAGCAGGAGAAAAGTGATGGATGATGCGCAGACGTTCGACCTTAAGCCGTGCCCGTTTTGCGGCGGTAATGCGATTGAGAAATGGGCGACTGATGGCAGCGCTATCGTTTGGGCCGAGTGCATCACGTGCGGCTCTAAAGGAGGATGGGCGCGTGTCGGACATGGCGGGTCGGCGGCTGACATTTGGAACAGGAGAGTTGCGCCATGAAATGCCCTCATTGCAACGCGCCGGTAACAAACGTTCCTGATGGCGATCTGAGGTATGATCCTCCACGCCGTCGCGCCCGCCCCGATCTGCCGGAGGGGGTGGGGGAGTTGGTGGAGCGCTTTCGCGCGATGGCCCGAGCGCACTACGAAACAAGGCATGATCGATCCCGACTACTTGAGGACCAAAGCAAACTAAGAAGTGATTTCTATGCCAAAACCGCAGACACCCTAGAAGCCCTCGCCGCTGACAACACCGCCAAAGACGCGGAGATCGCGCGGTTGCGGGAAGGCTTGGGCTTGATCGAAACAGACATCAGTTCCGCAGAGACCTATAACCCGAACATCGCAAAGATCGTGCGTATCGCCCTACAGGAGCATGGAGAATGACTGACACATCAAAAGAAGCGGTGGAGCGGTTTGCCCGGCGCATCGAAACGCGCGAACCGTACAAGAGCGCAATCCAAATCGCCTGCGAAGAGGAGTTTTCAGGTCTTGGCGGCACGGTTGGAGGTATGATTGTCGTTTTGGGTCAGGGGGATTACCCGACAATCCAAAACATTGCCGACCGAATGACAGCTGATGCAAACCAAGCTGCCAAAATACTCCGCGCCCTTCTCGCTGAACGCGACGAGTTAATCGACAAGTACTGCGACCAGGCGGTTCGCTATTCGGAACTGGCAGATCGCCTTGTAGCAATGACTGAGGGTGCAGCATGACCCAGACAACCGAAGAGGTGCTTGACCGACCGTGACACATCTCCGATGTTCTCGTTATGCCCCCACGCCGCTCAAGCTCTCAGAAGACCAACGACCTGCGCGCATTTCCGATACACGCACACTTCAAATCTACGATCTCCGGGCCGGTCGGCGCGTCTCATGAAGAGATCGATGATTGGATAAAACTGAACGGTGGTCCGCGCCGGGCGATCAAGCACATGCACGGGTGGCGGTTGCTCGTCCTCTTCCGCCATACCGATGACCTAGCAGCCTTCCTCAATGCGCTGCCCGGACTGCGGTTAGACGATCACGTCGACAGCGATCAGTACCGCCACTGGGCGAAAGGCGATATGGGGTGGAATGATGTGCGGGAGCCAGCGAGGGCACACACGGCCGGTGTCGCGACCGACAATCACTGAGGCCCGTAGATTTCTCTCAGCGCGTGCAGCTTGGCATTTGCACATCTACGACCGCCTTGTTCAGCCTCTGCCGCTTCCGCCAATTCTCGCTCACTCGCAGGTGGGCCAAACAGCCATCCCGAGCAGGGCTCAAACAGATCGGCAGAGGCAACGGGCGTCTCGGGAACAACCTTGACCGCCTCACTGCCCCCACAGGCGCTCACCAGAAGCGCGCAGATAGTCAGATAGCGGTGCATCTCCGCCCTCCAGTTCTCGCAAGAAGTCGATGGTCTCGATCCGGCCACGATCCATTTCTGACATGCGGTCGAGATGCGCGCGGTGAACGGCCGCAGCTTGCGCTTGGCGGTCAAGCGTCGCCTCTGCTTGGATACGGCCGTGGCGTTCAATCGCCAGCTCGGCGCGTGCCTCTTTGAGCTGAGCACCGAGGATCAGCCACACCAGCCCCCCAACTGCGCCACCGGCCAATACCATCGGCAGAGCGCGAAGAAGGGCAGTCATGCCGCCAACCTCAGGTCCTGCATCTTCTCAATCGTCATGCCCCGCAGACGGTCGCCAATCGCGATGGGATCACTCGCTGCGGTGTCGCCCGGCAGAACCGTAAAGTCCCACTTCGCGCGCTGGCGGATACCAAGCGTCGGTTGCACCTCCGCATGGCTCAACGTTGACCAGCAGGAGACTGGGATATCATAGGCTGCGCAAAGCTCTGCCGACCACTCGCACATCTCCCAAACCATCTCCCAGGTCAGCGGGTGCGCGCCCCATTTCAGTGGTCGCTCTTGTGCCCCATGCATCGCGTCACAGGCGAGGCCAATAGCGCCGGTGTTGGCATTCAGGGTGTGCGAGGCCGCCCGCCCGACTTGGTATCGCGCCTGCGCTTCGAACCGGAAGTCGCCATCGATCCGGTTGGCTCGCTCATCGATCAGGCCGTTATAGGCACGACGCTCCATCGCGATATCGCCATAGGCTCCGGCGGTCCAATGCCAATGGATCCGGTGCAGGCCAGAGTGGTGGAAGAGATCAGCGGCGCTATGCCCGCCACGGTCGCGCAGCGCTGCGACACGCGCGGCCCGGGTCTTTGGTCCCATAAGGCCATCGATTGGGCCAGGATCGAAGCCGAGGGCGGCGAGACGGGCTTGTTGGTCACGAATGGTGAAGCTCATGGTCTTGGCCCTCTCCGAAAAATGAAACGAACGATCTCATCGGCAATGTCTGGCGCGCGCTCCTCTAGGCGATCGCCGACACCAACCGCCACGCGCATCAGAGCGCCAGACAGAAGACCGGCAACAACCATTCCAGCCTGCGCCGGCACCAAGGTGTCCTGACCAGGCCAAAAGATTGCCGTGAGTGTTGAGAACAGGAAGGCCGTGATCAGAACCACGGAGAGACGACGCCTGTCTTTTCGATGGCGCGACATCATGGAGGCAAAGGCCATCGCCAGAAGCGTGCCGCCCAGGAACTCATCGAAGGCGAGAGCTACACCGAAACCGGAGAGCATGAAGGTCGGCCAGTTTTGGGCCAAGTCGCCGAGTGCGGTGATGAGCGAATGCGATGTCGATGTGAACGTATGCCTCATGGTTTGCCTCATTCTGCGGGGGTTGCGGCTGTTGCGGCAGCCTTTAGCTGTTGGGCGTAGTCGGCGGGGATCGGGTCCATGCCGATCAGCCGTCGCTGCGCCGCCAGGATCGCGCCCGCGACCGTCGCCATGGCCAGGTGCTTGCCCAGGACATGATTCGCGAACGCAACAGGCGTGACGTTATCTTCGGCGGCGAGCTGGCGCAGGAGAGGTGCTGGAGCCGTGGCGTCCGCTTTCAGCGCTTCGGCCTCCGGCACCTGGACATGCCAGGTTTCGCGCTCCTGCCGTGTATATAGTCTGGCCATTTCTTCCAGGCACTGCGCGGCCTCTTCACGGACCATCTCTTCGGTTGGGGCAGGGCGGCCTTGGCTGGCGACAAACTCCGCCGCTTCGTACTCAGTCATTGCAATACGTTCGCCATTGACCAGTTTTGTCAGCATCACGTGTCCTCACAATAGCCGTACATGTAGATTGAGCCGCTTTGGACATTGCCTGTGGAGAACAGGAAACGGACAGCGTTCACTGTCGCAGCAAGAAGTCTCTTCCCTCCTCCCTTGTTCACGAGAAAACCCTGTCCAGCGGAAGAATAAGCGCTGTCGAAATTGACATATGTCTGTTTCGAATCTGCTGGATTGTGGATCACGAGAGAACCGCTATAACCTTCCTCTCCCACATCGTTGCCCACGCCGAGACCTGGCGAAGAAGAAGTCAGTTGAATAGCGCCATTTAAGTTTGCTGCATTGACGGTATTGCCCGCCGGACGTGTTGTGTTCATCGTCCATGCATAGTGTGAGCCTTCGTCATAGCTTAACCCGCCATTAGCCGAGGATCGCAGAAGCAGAGCCGCGTCATCAACGCTTGGAATGAGGTTGTTTAGAACGAACAAGTAGCTTTGGTAGTACCCGTCATCCGGCAAAATGAAGTCGATGCTCGCGTCATTGCCTGCAACAGCCCGCGCAATCGGGGTTTGACTTGCGCCGAGTAACTTCCAGCCATCCCAGCCACCAGTGCGCTTGGCCCAAAATGCCCGCCCATTGTCGCGGTGAATAGCTAAGTTGAACTGGTTTGTTGGCGTAACCGACGAGAAAAAACCGTGATACCGTCCCGATGGTGTCGGCGCATTTGAGGCGTCTATGCCACTAACGATCCCGGTGCCGGTGATCGCATGCCAATCCGTCACGTCACCGGCGAAATCGGGGAGATAATAGGGCGCCGGCACGAACCCAGGAAGGTCAGGGATCTCGGTCGATCCACTGGTGGCGATGTACCCAAGCCCTGCCGCTCTGACCTCTACGCCGTCAAACAATGACAATCCGCGGGCAACCGCAGAAACGAACCGATCGCGCGTCGTATAGCGGATTCCGGCCTCATACAGTTTCACTAACTCATAGTAGGTGATCCGGTGATAATCGTCGGCACCCTCTTCCGCCACCTCAAAGAGCGCCATGCCGTCAAGAACAAGGATCAGATCCCCAACACTCACAGGAGAGGGCCCGCGCATGTATGCCAAAGACCGATCACTCAACAATGCAGCAACAGTCGGGTAAGTCACGACGACGCGACTCCACAAATCAACCATCAACTGATCGTTGTTCAGACCGCGATGGGCGATTTCTGCTTTGCGCTTAAGGATCGACACTCGGGCACCTCAATCTTTCGATCGAGAGTTTCCCCTTCGATGTTGTTTTACAGAATGCACGGAAGCGGCAGAGACAGACCTAATAAAACACGGCGACATTGACCCGGATCGTGTCGGCGGTAACACCTTCCTGTCGGCGGTTGATTAAGCGAAAACCACCGACTGTTTGGTGCGCTGGATCATCTGACAATCCAATTGAAACATTTCGGCCGCTAAAGTTTTCAGCCCCAGCTGTGGCCACCACTGCATAGTCAGTGTCCGGCGCGTCTACCTCAAACGAGCAGTCCCAAATTCCGGCGCCAACACGAGAAACAGCAGAAAAGTTTCCGTTTCCAAAGATCGTCGGGACCGCGCCACCGTCGAAGCTTACCCAAGCACGTGCGGCGAAACAGGGCGCCGCTCCTTGCGCATTGAGCGTCGTCAACTTCACCTTCTCATCAATATATGTGAAGAGATCCGCGAGCGTGATCTTTTTCATCCGCTCACCGGCTGCGTTGTCGTCAAGAATGGTGAGCAAGTCAGCGTCAGCCGCCGCAGTCAGAGCAGCCAGTTGATCAATCGTGAATGCCATTTCAAACTCTCGCTTTTTTGAGAGTATCAATCGGGTTCAGTCATTCACAGATGCACGCTACTGCCCAAACATCGTACCAAAATCAGGGGCTCGCGATGGTGCCATATCTCCGTTGCCCCACCACTGAGCGTTGCCAAACTCGCGCATCTGGTTTTGCGCCTGCGTCCGCATCGATCGCTCGGCCTCAGGATCCAAGAAGCGCTGGAGGTTATCGAACACCATGCGATCGACCGCGGTTCGGATCTGCCAAAGCGAGGATGCGACCGGTGTATTTCTGGAAACGAACCGGGACAACTCGCGGCCAGCGTTCGTATCTTCCCCTCGGATCGCTTCAAGCGCGTTGCCGACTGTGAGGTTCATCGCCTGCCCGCCCAAACCGACAACTGGCCCGGCGAAATAGCTTGCCAGACCGCCCACCCGGCTATCAGACGTGGAAAACAGATCAGCGACGACGCCACCGGCGCCGCCTTGGATGAACGCAGCCCCCCAGAAGCCAAAGCTATCCATCGGTCGCGGATCATTGCCCTTGGCCAACTCTTTGAGCTGAACACTGACCGCACCCATCATGGTAAAGGTTCCTATCAGTTCCGCGAGATAGGAGGCTCGATCCCAACTCGTGGGCTGTGCCATGACCCTGCGGCTCTGGTTGATCCAGATCGACATGGCGAAACTCTTGAAGGACAGGCCAGAAAGAGCCAGTTCGCCCGGGAGCGTGCCTGGCCGGGCCTCCCCCTGGATAGCTGCACGTCCCATGACGCTCATCGATGGGATAGCGAACTCGACCTGTTCTTCAATGATCGAGGACATGCGCAGCGCGATCCGGCGGGCCTGATCGGGCGCTAGATCGGTTGCGTGGATCCAGTGGTTGGGGGAAAGGAAGCGTGCGCCATTTGGAGCGGTAAAGAGAAAACGCGGATCGCTGAACGCCGCCCAATCGGCCTCCGTCACCCCGCGCGCTGTAAGAACCTCGCGGAGCTCATCGTCCACATCCGCCAAACGGCGGCCCGCATTTCGGGCGAAGAGCGCCGAGAACTCCATCCGAAACGCGGTGCGCCCCATATCGGTCCAGAAGGAAAGCCCCTGCGCGCGCATCACAAAACTAGTAACGCGTTCCAGAAACTCATTCGCTGGCACCTCGGCTAGGAGGCGGGCCATCGTGTTGCCAGCACTTGTTAGTGTGTCAGCGATGTAGCCAAGCTGAGCCGCAATCTCTCGCTCATTGGAAGAGGCCATAAGCTTGATATGGCGAGACAAGACGTTGTTGCGGTTCATACCCATCGATCGAGCCGCAAGGCGCATCGCCGCCCACTCGCCACCTGACGCGAGGATTGCGGAGCCGAGATAGGCTGAGGTTGTCACTTGCCGAACACCGGAAAAGAAGTTGGCCCAATACTCCCGTACAGGCGTTGCGGCCTCACCCGACACCTGAGACATCATGGCCCGGCTCAGCGTCAGGCTTTCATTGATCTCTCGGATCGCCTTCGCATCACCGGCTTCTTTCGCTTGGTGTAAGGCCACTTGGATCCGATGCTCGAGCCCAGCCCGCGGGGCGGTGCCAAAGCGGCGCACCAGAGCGATGTCACGCGCCATACGGTGAATATGACCACTGATCGCGCCAAAGATATCGCCATCTCCGAAGCGCTCGTTATACGCCATCCAATCATCAGCCGACCGGAAATGCAGGATCCGGCGCTGAGAGTTGGCGTCGCCGCGCTTTCCACCGCCCATCGCTGGCCCATATCGCGGTTCATGATCTGGTGCATCCTGTGTGATGATGCTGCGATACACATCGCGTAGGAACGTCTCTCTGGCTTCTTCGCTGGCTTCGGACATGGCGCGGCCGGTCGCATAATTCTCGATCCGCTCCCAATTCATCCGCGGACTCGTCTCACGAAGCCAAGTATCAATCCCCGCAGCCTCGATCGCGCGCGCATTGTGCCGATGTGGAAGCCCCCAATCATCCAGTTTGGAGATATGGCCGCCCGCGTCGTTGAACATCACCCGCATGTGCTCGAATGTCTTGCGAATTGAGTCGGCCATGTCGCGCGCAACCGCATCGCCTGCCGCTTCGCCGTGAAGTTCGCGGGCGACATTGCGTAGTGTGGCGCGCTTCTTCACTCGGCCGATCAGATCGCGATGCACATCGGTGAAAAACCGGGCCATCATACCCTGGAAGAGTTGCACCAGTGCGTCTTGCTCGAACCGAACGCTATCAAGCTGATCGTCTGCGCCCTCGCGACGCTCAATCGGCCGGCGGATCGCGCCAACCTTATCGGTGCTGGCGGTCACTTCCTCAACGTTCCGCCGCATCACCTCAAGATCGGCCAGGCGAGATCGACGCTTGATCGCGCTGGAATGCCGGAAGGCGTCGCGGATATCCTGATATGCCCGCTCCTCGGCCGTGCGACGGTTCATAAACAGCGCATATCGATCCGACTGCTCGCGCCACGCGTCCTGTGTCGCCTGGGCCCGATCCGCATCTGTCAGACCATCATCCAGCGCGCGTTGAAGGCAATCAGCAAAACTCATGTCGTTCCCCCTGCCCCACAGGCATCAATGGCAGCCATGTGGTCTCGGTCAGCCTCGAGATCGCGAAGAATCTGCTTTGCGCTCATCCCGTCGAACTCTCCGGCGTCGATATCTTCCAGATCTTGGCGCAGGTCCGTCTCGATCCGATCCATCGCATCGGTCGCTTCCCGCGAAGTTAAATCCTCGAACATGTCGTCTTGAAGCCGGGCGCCGGTATCGAACAGGCCGTTATCCGCAGCACGATTGCCACCGATCAATGGCGCATTCTGGCGGGCTTCAAGCCGGTCCCTTTGCGAAACCGCATCTACACCATCGATAAGGAGTTGTTCGCCTTCTGGTGTCTGCTCCGTGCGAGCGCTTCGATCTTCTTGATCGCCCGATCCGCGGCGTCCCGTTGGCTCTGTTGAACGGTTGAATCCCTGGATATCTCGGTCGCGCGTCTGTGCGCCGCCTGCATCTCGATCGAAAGCTCTTGAAGCTCCGCCATATTCGGCTTCCTCCAGGTCCATGAGTGCTATCCGCTCCGCCACATCATCCAGATATCCACCGCGATCATCAAGGATTTTCGCGAACTCGAACCGCTCCGCTTCGGTCATCGGCATCACGTCGCTCGAATACCGCTCCGCTTCCGACATGGCACGATCAGAACGCGCGATAGGGTCAAAGCTTTCAGCGAAACCCTCTTCGTTCCGGGTCGGGAAGTATCCCGCGTCAGGTGTTTCTGGTGCGGTGCGAGCGTCCGCCCGGCGAACGACACCCTCAACCATCTGTTCAAACCGCATTGCTTGAACCTGAGCGGCCTGGGCATCGCGGATCCTCTGCGGAACACGGGGCCGCCCACCAACCTCTTCCGAGATCGCATCAAGAAGGTCTTGGCGGTCCAGATAGAGTCCATCATCTCCGGTGCGCACCACTTCGCGAAGTGCCGACTCAGATGCCACGATGTTGTCGATATCGCGCACGCCGTTCTGTCGGCTGTAGAGGCCCGGCGCCGTGCGAGACGTCACGCCCATCGCGCGGAGCTCTGCCGCTGCTTCACCTTCTGGATGAAGCTGAATACCCGATCTGCGAAGCGATGAGAGAGCCGGGCGTGTCAATAACCCAAACTCCTCGCGCGCCGATTGTTCCGCTTCTCTTGCCGCGGTTAGCGCAAGATCCAACTCAGCCTCCACCTGGGTATCGCGGCCTTGTGGTTCGGGGATCGGAATAGGATCAACAGCGCGGCCCGAGGCAAGGGCCTGTTCTGCTTCCGCAATAGCAGTCTGCGCAAGGCCATGCGAGACGCCGGCAGGTGGATTGATCTGCCTGCGAAGCCGCGCATAGGAGATGCCACGCATCAGCGCCGCGCCACCTCCTCCCAACAGACCACCGAAAACGGCACCTGCAGCGATCTGCTGGACCGGCTGCGGCTCAGGAATGCCAATTTCTTCGGAAACCTCGAACATTCTGGGCAAGACTGCGGCCTCACCAACGGCGCCTAACGCTGCTTCCGCGAGCACAATTCGACCGATTGATCCGCCTGCGCCGCCCAACGGCATAAGCGCAAGGCTGGTTTGGTCCGTCATCGCCGCCGCGCCACGGCCCAAGAACTCGACCACCCCGCTTCCCCAAGGCCCCATCGCGAGGGTGTCGTTTGCATCATCCCATTCGGCGCGAAGACTGGTGTTGACCTCATCCTCGAGCGCGTCGGGGTCGGACGGGAAAGCACCGTAACGCGAGCTATCCAGTGTCGCTGCGACATCAAGAAGGGCCTGCGCATATTGCCCACGGCTTTGGAAGAGGCCGCCGTTGACGGGTCGCCCGCCAGCAAAACGCCTGTTTGTCGCCATGCCGGCAGAATTGAGCGCTTCAAACGCCCCTTCTTCGCCTAGCGCTTCCCGAACCGCACCCCAGATTTCATCATACTCTGCGGCGATCCTGCGCGACCGGATGTTGAACCGATCGGTCTCGATGGACTCGAGCCGGAAAGAGTCCTGTAGAACCTCCCATCGAGACGCAAACCCACGGGGCGCGCTTCTTGCCGGGGGGCGTGGGATGTCGGCGTCATCTGGTTCAACGAACACCGGCACGCTCCATCAGCTCATTCAGATTCACAATGAACAGATTGCCATCGGCGTCTTCGGCGTCCCATCCATCGCCGCGCAGATAGTAATGGCCCATCACAACGCCACCGCGCCCCATAACGGGCGCCAGTTGCATGGTGGACAAAACCGATTCATCAATAACTTCACCGGCCATCATGGGCGGCCCCGTCTCACCCCAGACGATGTTGGAAGGAACCGACGCATCCGCCTCTTCGCGCGTTGTGTAGGACGCAAAGCCGTTCTCATGGAGCCACGCGGCCATCGCATCCTCATCACCGGTTCGCGCAATCTGGTTAAATGACTGCCGGTCGCGGCGTGCTGCGCGGCTTGTCGGCACAGGCATCACGAAATGGCGGTCAGCAATCGCGACAATGGCAGGTCGATCAACACCAATCTGTAGGGCCTCGGACACCTCCTCGGGACGGACACCCGGCGGCAGGAACATATCCCGTCCACCAAGGGCGCCGATGGGTTGCACGCCGCCGGAGCCATCCGCCTCGCGATAACCGATGGCGAACATCGCCCCTTCCGCCATCAGGTCCGCGTCAGGAACGCCAGTGCCCGCATGATAGGCCGCATAAGCCTCCGCCATCTCGGAGATCTGCGCCCGGACATTGCCGGAAGGTGGCAGGGCTTCGTCAACTTCCGGCGCGATGTTCGAGAGAATCCGATCTGCCGGTGCGGCACGTTGGGCTTGGCCCGCCCGAAGCATCGCCTGACCGGTCAGCCCAACCTCGAGTGTTTGCAGATCACCCGTGCGCGCAGCCAAACCCACGAACCCACTGGTGGTACTGTCAGCGCCAAGCTCCGTCGCGGCTTGCACCGCCCTGGGGCCAAGGGCTTCGATCAACATGCCGGCGAAAGCCGTGCGCGCCGGCAGTTCGGTATCAGGCGACAAGATCACCGAAAGCTGCTCACGCTCTTCATTCGTGAAAATCCGCCTCGTGTTGGGCCATCCTGCGGCGGTCATCGCTTCTGCAAACACTGCCCTTTGGCGCAACCCTCGAATGATCGTCGTCGGATTGTTCACATCAAAATCAGACAGATCAGGCACCGGAAAGCGGGACGTATCTGCCCAATAGGCCATTGGATCTTCGGCGAGGCCACGGTTTTGGATGGATTGGATTTCCTCGAAGTTCTCAAGATAGTCGTTTTCCCAGGTTTCTCCAATTGCAGCACCACGCTCATGGTTGATTATCTCCTCCAAGTGCGACGGCGGCTCTCGATGGAGTTGAATGCGCATATTCCGCGTATCAACAGCGGCAAAGGTCCGGTTGTAATCGGGGTGAGCCCGCGCCTCTGGCGTGAAAAGAATTGCCTCATCCTCATGCGTGCGGTCGTGGTTGGCCGACTGCCGGATACTCGTGAGTGTTTCTCCAATCTCCGTCTGCCGCTCTGAGATAAGACGCTCACGCTCCTGCCGCGCATCTGCTTGGGCCGAGATGATGACGTTCTCGCTCTGCGCCCGTGTCCAAGCGATCCCTGGAAGGTTCTCGCGATACCGAAGTGTCGACTCCAACTGCGCCCGCGCCACCGCCGCGCCATCCACATCACCAGACGCCAGGGAACGGACAAACTCCTCGGAGTAGCGATCCACAAGCGCGCGGGATTCGTTGTTTGCCCGGTTCATCGTATCTCTGTGGCGCGCATCCACGATCCCGCGATAGGTTCTCTGCGCCTCGACACGAAGATCTTGCTCAAGCTGCAACCTCAACGGCTCCGGCGCATTGTTCACCGCCTGCCTCAGATAAGCGTCCGCGGCCTCACCAAAGCCGGTGGGATTAAGCGGAAAACTCCGACGAAGAGTGGCCAGATCATCTTGCGCCTGCATGATCACATTGGCCGAATAGGCACCGGCCGCCGCAGTCTGGCGGATACGGTCATACCGCCCGGAGAACAGGTCAGGGTCGCGCAGCTCGAGGTTTCCCGCTTCAGTGCGGATCTGAACCATCGGTTGTTCTACCAACGACACATTGCCAGCAAAAACATCGGCCTCTGCGTCCCGCCGATGATCGTTAATGCCATCGTTGTGGGAGCCAAGAGCACGAATAGCGGTCTCGGCGGCAGCCATATCGCCAGAGATCACAGCGTTGGCTACGCCAGCCAGATCGTTCTGCCATGCATCAGCCCCATAGTTGTAGGCCAGCGAACCCAGAACAGCCTGTTGCCCGCTGCTTAGTTGATCAAACCGACCGGTTCCAATCGCCGCGCGCGCGGAAGGCAAGAACTCGTCGTTGACCCGCCGGAGAAGGTCGCGCTCGGCGTCCTCGCGAGTTACCCGGACCCCATCAGTCACCGAAACCACTGACCCATCTGGGCGTGTGATTGTGTCCGATCCGTATCCGACTCGAAGCGCGTTCACGTCCCAATAGGGCGTCTCGCGAAACCCCTCGAAACCTCGGATCATGCTCAAGGCCGCGTCGCTTGCATTTCGCGTGAGTGTGTTTGCCCCTGTAGGCATGATCCCGCGCCGAGGATCGTTGATATCCGGTGAAGCCCCAACACCACGGCCCGGACCACCGCCCTGCCCCTCTACGGTAACGCTGGTGCGCCCTCCATCGCGATAACCTGCCTCCAAGCCTTCGCGCTCTGCCTGCTCGCGCGCCAGGGGGTCGAACATCTCGAAAGCGACATCGGCGGCCTCAGAAAGAGCATCGAAGACGCCCGGGCCCGGGTCCACAACCTGCTGGAAGTTGGACACAGGCGCCGAAGGCACAATCTTACGGAGCCGTGCCATCAGCGAAGCTCCCCATACAGTTCAAAGAGCGACGGCATTCCCCTCAACACCCCAGAGGTTAGGGCCAATCCAGGGCGCTTGGCCTCTGCGCGTCTCGTTGCATCGCGAGACTCTTGCCGCCGGTTGCCCACAGTGATCCGTCGATCGCGTTCGCGACGGTCACGCACGGTGTTCAGGAGGCCAAGGGTCGCGACGCTGGCAGGTGCATCATTAGCGGAAAGCACGGCGCGATACTCAGCTAACTCGCTCTCGAGACCGGTGCGCGCGCTGGTATCCGTCTGATCGGCGCGTATCCGGCCAATCTCCGCGTTGACCTTCTCCTGCTCGCGGATACCCCGGGCCCGGCTCATCTCGGCCGCACCACCAAAGACCGGCCCGGCAACCTGGGCAGCAAGCCCCATTGTTATCGGATCAAACCCCATTACGCCTGAACCTCTTGCGTGATTGTCGTGATCTCAAAAGGCCCGGGCTCTTCCGCGAAGATCTCCATATCTGGATGCGCGCGATTGCCGAAGATGTTGAACCGATAGACATCGTTCTTGAGCGGTGGTGCCAAACCAGGACTGTCTGCCGGGCCTCGGGCAGGGATAGCAGTCGTGGTTTCATTCCGGCGCACCAAGAACGCCACGGTATTGCGGACACCCACGGAGAACCGGATCACGCGGGCTTTGAGCATTCCGAGGCGCGGGCTTTCAAGAACTTCGCGAGGCCAGGGTTTTAGGCTCGGTCGGAATGCCAGGCCCATGTGAAACTCGCCAACAACATCTGGCGGATTTGCCATCTCACCGACTTGATCCAGTTCTCGGGTCGTAATCGTTTCGAGATCACGCCAGATTTTGACGGTCATCCCGGCCAGATGCGCGCCCTTTGGATCCTGGACAAACAGCGCCACACCACCATCAGTCGTGATTTCCTGCCCCGCGTCGGTTTGAAGTGTCTGACCATTGATCTCTCCGCTGGTGATCACTGTGCTATCCATGAAGGCGGAAGGATCGAAGCGCTCCATCTGGATCTGACCAGGCGCCCTCTCAATTTTCATGTGATAGGCGTCAAACAGAGGGAACACCGCTTTCGCACTGCCATCAAAGAGCCACGGGATGAAACCGGCCCGCTCCTGATCCAGGTCGGTGTTCCACGACATCGCAACCACGCTGCCATCGCCTTCCAGAACCAAGAGGTATTTTTCAGAGAGATCAGTGGCTTCAACCGATCCACAGATACCAACTGACGCGCTAAAAAGCTGGTGGTGATATTGCGAGATGTTCACAACCGTCCAGTTCAGATAGACATTGCCGCTCAAAAAACAGGCGGAGATGGCATTGCCGGCCTTCTCGACAAAGACGACACCGGAGTCGACCATCGCCGGTTTCACCTCGTTGCACCCGCGCTGATCAAACTGCACTGCTTGGAAGTTCGCCGGGCTCAGCACCTCGCCATCGCGCGTCTTGACGTAATAGCAGCCCCGATCGCTCAGCAGGAGCAAGTCCACGGCCGCGACGATATGCAGGAAGCGTGGGTTGTTGTTCCCGGCTTGGCGCACAATCGCATCATCATCTTCAAGGCCCACCAGGAAATCGTTGAACGCGCGGGACGAAGAGATCGCGATCAGGTTCGGAATCGCCGGAAAGTCGCAAAGCGCGAGGCGGCCATTCACCGATGTGCCGGATCTCGGCCAGCCGCGCGCGTCGGAGAACAATTGCTCGTCCCAAATCGTGGTCGCACGAGGCTCCGTCAGTTTGACCACCGCTGTTGGGGAGCGCGAATAGTTCGGGTTCGATATCTCCTCACTCGTCAGCGGACCATCAAACTCGCGGATCGTAACGCAAATCAGATCCACACCATCGATATCCACGACGATCCCGCTCCAATTGCGTTCGGTCGAATTGACCACCTGACCGACAAGAAAGCCGTCAACATCAGGTAGCGTGATCCGAAAAGTCGGCGGCAACTCATCGACAACATCAGCCTCGACGGTTGTCGGATTGATGTATCGGGTAACAATCATTTGGCGCTCAGCGTAACGCAGGCGAATGCCCTCGTAGTTCGCTGAAAAGATCGGGCTGGATGCCGTCACCGTTACGGCGCCTGTCAGGGCCGAGGGCTGGATGGTTGTTCCGGGATCAAATGCCCAGAACGGCAGTGCAAGACCGCCGCGCGCCGCATCCGCAAAGACCATTTCGCCGAAGGTCCACTCCCCCTCCTTGTATTCGAGGGCGTAGAACTTCGGCCCAAGCACCAGGAAGTCGCCAAAATCAGCGGCCCAGACCTCTCCCGCGGAGGACCAAGGCACCTGGTCGAAGGACGTCACATCTTCGTAGTTTTCGTTGATGATCAACAGATAATCGTCTCCGACGATGACCCCAAACCGGGCTGCGTTCGGCGGCCTCATCTCGAAGGTCTGTTCTGTCCCTGTCCGATATGCCCGCAGATTTATGGTTCCCATCCGTTGCCGCGCGGTGCGGCCAGACGTGATGCGGAGGTTCTTGGCGTCGCGGAGGCTCTGGGAGCGCAGCTCCAAATCATCACCTTCGATGATCTCTGGGAGCGCGGCGCCATACGAGAAATCGCGCTGCGTGACGGTTTGCTTAACCACGGCGGAACCTCGCTCTTACAAAGCGAGACTCGTTTGAGTAGAACCGTCTTTTAGACTTTTGATTGGACGATGATGTGCGCGCGCGCTGAAAGTGCGATTGTGCCCGCGCATCCATTTTGTCAGCGTTGCCATATTCCTCTTTGAGCGCGCGAAGAATGATTGCCTCGAGAGATTGCTGCACCCCGCGGACGAAGAGCGGAGGAAAGTCTGTGGTTTCGCTGCAATCGACATACTCGCACCAGATACCGTTTGCGCTATTCACGTGGATGGCGTCGCGGCCCTGATACCAATCTATCCGAGTTCTCTCGCCCGAAGCGTCCTCCGTCCACACATCGCGAACATGGAGCGCGGCCGAGGGTGTCAGATACCGATCAGAAAACCCAAAGGATCCATCGCCTGCGCGCGCCGGCAGTTCTTCCTCGACAAAGGAATGTGCCATCGCGGCGTCTTCCAACTCGGACTCCACGAGGTTTGCCCAATTTGCGGCCAGCGTGCGCCATTCGAGCGAGCCATCATCTTCGGCTTGCAACTCTGTTTGCCCCTGCGAAAGAAGCGCCGCGTTGATGATGGTCAATCTGGTGAAATTCGTAGCCATGCGCGGAGTGTGTCACCGGCGCAAAACGATGCGAATGCACAGAAAAAGGGGTGAGCCGAAGCCCACCCCCCTCTCATCACTGCCCTACCGCCGTTAGGACTGCGCTGAGTCCTCTTCGATCAGTTCATCGTCTTCAACGACATTCACCTGATCGAGCCGCGAGCGAACGGTTTGAATAACCTGGCTGCGCGTCATCTGCTTCTCGGTCTTCACGCCAAGCTGCAACATGAGCACCTTGAGGTCTTCCAGCGGCATGTTTTCCAACGAGACGCCAGTGACCGGCGATGTTTCGGGCTCATCTGGCTCAACGAAGGTATACATCCCGCCGGAGTTAATGACGGCCTCTTTCGCGGTCGCGGCGGTCACGGTCTTCGGCTTCTCAGCCTTGATCTGGCTCCACGCCGCTGCCAATCGCTTCTTGTCGGCGGCGGATGCGTCGGAAGGCACCTTATAGGCGGGGTTCGGTTTGAGTTCGACCATCAACGGCATGTGCTCACCCCATCTTCTTGCTGAGGAACGCTGAGAACGTGATCGATGGCGTCGTGCCAGCCACGTCGAGGCGCAGATCCAGATAGCGCTGGTTGTATCCCGCGCGCTGCGTATTGAACTGGATCACGTGCTGCTCGCCGGCCATATCATCGGCGGTGTCTATCGGCTTTGCGGCCGCATCACCAACCGTATATTCGGCCAACACCCGCGCATCAGATCGATCGGGGGTTTGCGAGCCAACCACGCGGAACGTGTACGCCTCATCGCCATTGGCAACATCGATCGCTTCGATGTTGAGCACCAGCACCATTTCGGTGAGGACTGCACCGCCTTGGTCCTTTTGCGTACCAACGTAGCCGGAGGCCGCCACCGCCGCGGAGCCTTTCGCGCGATACGAAAGCTCCTTGTCGAAGGGATATCCTTTTTGAACAGGCATTTTGGGCTCCTTATTTGACGATCGGTGCGTCGGTGATGGAGGTCATTCGGGTTGCGGCATAGGCGCCTTCAACCACCAGGCCATTGTCATGCTCGACATTGGTCCGGTGCCAGACACCCGTTTCGGTCAAACCGATATCGGTGACTTCCATTGGCAGTGTCTCGATCCCGCAGACACCCCCATCGGTGAAGCTGACGATGTAGATCGACGCGGTGTTCGCGACGCCACCGCCGTATGGAACTTCATCGAAGGGCAAGAACTCGCCAAACGGAGTGATGCCGTAGCCGGTATAGACTGGCAATTCACCATAGCGGGTCACAGGGCGGCCCATCTCATCCTTATCGAAGGTGATGAAGCCCCCAATCTGCGTGTCTCGCTGCGCGGCCGGGAAACGGCTCTTGATCTTGCGCGGCATAATGATCGCAGTCGGGTTTTCCGTGTGGTGGATTGCGAGATCCAGCTTTTGGAGAGAAAGGGCACCACCGCCAGCGGCAACACTGTTGGCCACAACGCGAGAGTCATAGTTCGACGCACTGACGTCGCCGCCGACGATTTGCAGCCGGTTCTGTAGACCCGTAAATTCGGTCGGAGATGACTGACTGTCGCCTTTGATGAAGGTATCGGCCCAGACCTTCATCTTGCGCTTGATTGCCATGATCTGCTCACGAGCGCGGCGCTCGGGTCCATAACGATTCAGCAGAACGCGGTCGACGTCGATGTTACCAGCGATCGGGAAGCAGGTCTCAACGAGATCGTTAAAGACAGCGTGGCCTTCTTGGGGTTCTTCGTTGATCCCGCGGAAGCCGATGTTGTTCGGCAACGCGCCTTCGCGATGATAGCGATATGCTCCGCCGGGCGCGGGCTTAAAGGGAAGGATCCCGTAGAAATCGACCGCTTCCGGGAAGAGTTCGATGATCGTGCGCGCCATCGGGTCTTCAACCGTTCGCGCATATTCGACAATGGTATGAACCATTTCTCAGCCTTTCATTTTTCCGCCAAGCGACGGTTGATTTCGACCAGTCGTTCGGCGGGCGGCAGGTCCATGAGGTCCGCGTTTTGATCTGCGGTTGTCACTGGCGTTTGGGAGCCAGATTTCAGCAAACTTTCGAGGCCGCGAACCGCATCAGCGGACACTGCGACCTTCATCAGGGCGTCGCGCTGTGCGGCGTCGGGCAGCTTGGTTTCCAGGGCACGTTTGATCGTCGCGATGCGGGATTCGGCATTTGCCCCGAGGGCGTCGCGTTGCTCCTTTGCCATCGCCTGATGATCGGCCGCCTCCGCTGCCTTCATCCGCGCGAACATGCTGATCAAGCCAGGTACGGCCTCGGGGCGAACGTTGTTCTCGTGGAGCCAGTTTTGAGCTTCCGCGATGACGGGGCTTTCGGAGTCGAGCTCGAAGGCGAACCAATCCGGCACTTCAATTTCGCCAAAGTCGATTTCGTCAGGCGCAACGATTTCATAGCCGGTCGCATTTTCTGGGATCGCGCCACGCAGCTCGGTCAGTTCTTCTTCGAGTTGACCCGCGCGGGCCGCGTGACCGTCGAAATCTTCGCGAAACTTCGCGGTGTCATAGGTGCCATCATCGCCCTTGTACGCTTCGGGGATAAACGCACCGAAGTCAGGCGCCGGGGGCGTCTCGACGGGAGGTGTCTCAACCGGCGGCGTACCACCTGGATTGTCAGGAGCGTTCCGAAGAATCTCTTTCTTCGTTGGGCGGATGAACATAGGCGGCGTCCTCACTCACGATGCGGTTCAAATCGTGGAAGATGAAGGACTGCGCGTTCATAAACTCCAATGCACGGGGGTCTGTGCGAACACCGAGAGGCGAAAACACAAGCGATTTTTCCAATAAATCCATGAAGATAACACCATCCGGTGTCGACAAGAGGTTTCGGATGATGATCTGGAGATCCTCGCTCTCCTTCTTGGACAGAAAGCCGAGATAGTTGCGGATTGGCCCGGAGCCCGGCCGGAGCGGTTTAAGCTTCATCAGTAGGCGCCTCTCTCAAAACAATGATCTCATCGCCGGTCGCTTTCAGGTAATTCTGATAGGACTGAACCGGATCGATGACTTGGACGAACTGATCGCCAAACACCTGTTGGCCGGTATCCATGTTGGAGCGCGAGATCATCGCTTTGTCTTGGTCTTGTGAGCGCTGCATGGGAGATATGGGGCGCACGTTGATCACGCTGCCGTTCAATGTGATTGCACTCTCCAACATCCCGAGTTGCACCCCCAGGTATTCCGCTCGCTGGATGATCGGCAGGCCAAGTTCCGTAGCGATTGGCGCTGATGGTTTGCCAAGCCGCGCTTGGACACGCCGCCGCTCATCGACCCACTGAGACGCCGTGGGCGGGGTGTCGCCGCGCTGGCGTGGACCATCCTGATAGAAGGCAACGCGCACACGCTCTTCAAGATCACCCTTTGTGTAGAAGCCATAATCTAGGCGGCTCTCGTCATGGAGCGGCGCCGGTGGTTCAGCCGACCGGCGCGGATAGGCCATGCCTGGCTCTACCCCATATTTGAGATCCATCACGCCATCATCCATGTATGACCACGCCGGATCGAGCTGATCATCAAGCTTCGTCAGAACGACCTCTTCGATCTTGTTGAGCGTCGATAGATCAGGCAGCGCCTTCCGGCCCGGGCCCCGACCCCAGGGATGCTTGACCCGCGGATTGAACCGCCCAACCAGCATTGGGCAGGCACCATTCATGGGCCCGATGATCATTTCGGGTTCGGTAACGCGCTTTCCGTCGATGGTGATCTCGTGGCGCCATTGCGGATTTCCGGGATCAGACCAATCAAGCCAGTATCCCCAACAGACCTTCGCGGTTGCGCCCTCGCGCTCCATCTTCTTCTGGATTGCCGGATCGTTAAGGTTTGCATTCGGAAGCGTGGCTTGGAGGTTCTGTGCGATCACCTGACTCTCGCGAAACCGATCAAGAAACCTCCGGTGCCCCGGGGTGATCAAGACCTCGGATGGCGGCAACACCTCCATGAATATCGGCTCAGTCAAGTGGCCGGCGTCCATCCAAAGGGCCATCGTTCCGTGACAAGCCTCGAACATGAGCTGCGGTTTGAGATCGTTGAAGTTTGACATGTCCAAGAGGTCGAAAATCGCTGCCTCTCGCTCCTTTACAAGCTTCTCAACGGCGGCTGCATTTGCCTCCGCGACCGGCGTCATGACTTCGAGCTCGCTCCATCGCTGTTCGGACGGGAAGTAATAATTCACCAGATCACCGGCAAAATCGGTGCTCATCTCCTCCCCGATGGACGTGAAGGTGTCGGTCTCTGCAATCTGCGTCCCATCGGAGAATTCGTTCACGCGGTCGGGCGCACAGTAACGCAGCACCTCTTTGATCTCAGGCTGAACCTGGGCACGCCAGCGCTTCGCGGCCGAGTATCGCGTCGAAAACGCTTTGGATGGTTTGAGGTGCTTCATAGATCGAACAGAGATCGACGGCCGTAGACGGCGCGATAGTCGGTTGTCAGAGAGGCGGAGTTGTCCTGGGCGGCGCGCTTACGCTCGAGTTCGGCCACACGTTTTTCGCGGTCACGCTCAGCTTTTGCCGCTGGATCTTCCTTCGGACGTCTCAATGTTCAACACCTCGGCACCATTTGCGAGGAGTTTCCTGCGAAGGCCCCAAGGCGTGAATGCACGCAAGCCCACGACATGACCGCAGATCGAGGCGCAGGTTTGCACAGTGACCGGCGGCAGGGCGTTTTTCACCGCCGCCCGATCATATCGAAGGACATGGCGCGCGAGACTGAGACGGGCCGCAAAGAGCGCATCAACCTCTTCCGCGATATGCGTCACCTCCACCGGCATTGAGGAATAGGACGGAGAGAGGAACACCCAAGAGTCGGTGTCTGGATCGAACCCCCACATATCGACATGACCGAACCAGCTTCGCGGATCTCGCTCCGTCCCATAGAACGCAAAGTACCAAACACTTGGCTGGCTCATGCGAACTTCCTAAGCCGCACTCTTCGCTTCGGCATCTTCGCGGGGGCCGGCCTGGTTCGTGATCCCAGGACGATGTTGTCGCCCTCACCCCCGATCAGCATCATGTTCTCCATCGCTTCGACGGGATGCGAATAGCGGTTCTTTTTTGGGCGCGGCGCATACAGCCCGGTTGTGCCCTTGATTTTGGGATAGTGATAACCGCCTGCCATGCCGGTTTTCAGCACCAGACACCGCGGCGAGATTTGCAATCCGTTCCGCCGGTCCAAGACCTTATCGACAGTGGATCGGCGTAATTCCGGGTCATTATCAGTGGTAGCCTGCTCGACGCGCATCCCGTGGGTTGCAAAGATGTCATATGCCGTGGTCTCAGTGGCTTGTGTTCCGTCCCGGCCGCGCGGATCGCCACCGAAGATCATTTCATGCCCGGGGAATTTCTCGGCCAGGAAACGCTTGAGCTTTGGCGCAAATATCTCGGCCGACACGTTGTCACCGATCAATTCTTCCATAACGCGCCATTCGCCCTGGAAGCACTGGCCCATCACCGCCGCGGGATCTCGACCGAAGTCCAGCCCAACAAAGACCGTCGCACCTGGCGTTGGGTAAAGATCCACCTCTGAGATGTGTTCCATCTCGCTAAAGCTCTCATAGACCGCTTTCCCTTCGGCGTAGAGCCCGGTCTTGTTCAGAACACGCCGATCGATCCACGATTTCTTCTTGCCGCGGATTTGCTGCATGTACGGCTTAACGAGATGCTTTTGGTTCTCCGCCGCGGGGTTCGGATGATAGGTTGGACGGCCGTCTTCCATGACTTCGATCAGGCCCGGCGGCTGCATGAAGAACCGCCACCCTTCCGGCGGCGTCATCTCGGCTTTCATGTCATCGGTCCATTCATCGGGCAACGGAATGTCACCGCGCATGTATGGGATCCAATGCCCCTCGACCGGCGCGTTCATGTCCGCAAACCCACCGAACCAGGTCGCTCCGGCGCCATCCTTTGGCGGAGGATATCGGCCACAACGCGACAAGAGCTCATCGATGACCGCTTTCTCGACAAACTGAGCCTCGTTGACCCAGAAACCGGTAATCTCGAATGATGCGGCGATGTTCTCAGCCACCTCCGGGCTGTCGATCGCGATGAAGATCAGTTCGATCTCGACGGTCGTACCATCGCCGGATGGATGCGGAACCCGGACCATATGTGTTGGCGGGACAGATCGACGGAAATCGCCAAACACCTCTTCGGCAAACCAATCGAGCCAGGTCTTGATCGTTGTCTTTTCAAGCTGCGGATAGCTCTCGCGGACAATCAGCCAGCGTGATTTGCGAACGCCCTCGCGGTCGGGCTCTTGCTCACACGAGATCACGAAAATCTTGTGGCAGCACATCGAGGACGTGCCAGACCCAATGGGCCCCTGGATCACCGAAAACTCGCTTCGGTCCCAAAAGGCTTCGGTCAAAACCGGGCCATCAGGTTCGTAAACCTGCAATCCCTCGGGCGTGAATGAAATCGACATAGGCCCAAGGTGAAGGGCCAGACGAAAATCGCAGATGCACGTGGTCTTAGATGAGCCCGCCCTCACCTACTAATGAACCACGTGGAACGTGATCTTTCACGTGAAGGCAGGCGCTACGTCATAAATACAGGAAACAGCAAGGCAAGGCGATACACGGCAGAAAGCCGCAAGCCTTCGGTGTCCTGTCCGCGTTGGTCTGGCGTGGGGTCTAGGCCCTCATTTATTCCCCGGCTGGGAGGGCTCCGCGCGACCCTTTCGGGTTTCATGCTATCTCAAGCAATCGTCAGGCGCTTTAATGCCGGGCCAGATGTGTCCTTGAACCCTATCAACCCCACCGGGACACCAACGCGGACAGGACACCGCTTGCACATGAAAGTATAGCACCAAGATAACCACTGATCAAGCCAGATGCACTCTTGAGATGATGCACGATCAGATCAGTTGATCAAGAAGGTCATCCACGCGCTTCCGAAACCATTCGCGCTGCTCTTCACTGTCAGCGCCCATCGACCAGACATGAGTGATGCCATCCTTGTTCATCACCACAATCGCCGCCGTGTCCGCGCCAACACTCGCGAGAACACGCCTTTGAGCCATTTCCTCCGATGGAAAGATCGTCCGGTTACGAGTTCCAGCTTCGCGATCAACCACCTCAGCTCCCACCAGTTTCCTTGATAGCTGGAGATCATCCGTCAAAACCTCATCGCACGCGGAACAGCAAAACCACCCCTGGTGGATGAAGAACGTCTGCCCGCCACAATCACAAACAAGGATCAGATCCTCATCATCGTCGCCACCACCACGATCAAACGGGATAACATCAGACATCAGAAACCTCCAAAGTTACACATTCAAGAATGCGAAAAAGTCTCAGCCCGGGGATCAGCCACACCACTTTCTGCAATCTGTAAGAAAAAGATACAGAAACCAGAAAAATGAAAAGACGCGCGTGTGGGGTGGTGGAGTAAGGGATCCGACCGGCCGATTTTTGCCCCCGGGGGTGCCTATCTGACCCCCTCCCCCTTTGTAATTGCGCCGCGTTTCTGGCATCTGGATCATGTAACCTTTGCGGTCTGATCATGGCGATTGATCCGCCTTCACACATCTTCTGCTTCACCTTCAATCACTTGCGCGTCTTGAGCACCTGATACGTCATCAGTGACTTTCACCACCTGAGCGCCTGGAGGCACGTAAGCATAGCCCACGCCAACCGCTCCGCCGCCTGAGTTGATCGTGATCGATGTGCTGGCCGATTCCGGGTCGCGCGCGAGGAACTCGACCATCCTTGCCTGCACGGCCTCGCTCTTGGCTTGAAGCATCAGTTTGCGCGCATGATGGATCGCATCAGCCCGATATCTGCGCCTCAATCTGTCGGCTTGCTCAACATAGTAAGCCTCAAGTTCCTCTGCCCATTTCGCGACTTCTGGCTTGTTCATTGCCTTGTAGTACCCGGCAGGCGAACAGCCCGCTTCGCGGCATGCTTCATCTACTGTTGTTAATTTATCTACTTTGTAAGCGATGGCGGCGCGGATTTTGGAGCGAACGGAGGCCGGTGGAGCGGGTTTAGTGCTCGATCTGGCGGGGATTGTGGGCGTTACGGCGGTGCTCATGCGCAGAGGATATGGCTTGACGGGGCCGAAAACGGATGCACGGGCGGTTTTTTCTGGATTATGTATTTTTATGCTTGATTTAGTCGCTGGCTACTGTATGTATAGAGGCACACCACAACCACCACAGGAGACTTGCAGCGATGCTCCGCAAGATCATTGAAACCACCACACCAGACGGCGCTGATATTGCCGTGATCCAAACCGCGTTTGGCTATCATGTCCGCTATGGCTTGCAGGTCGGCGAACGCACCGCCAGCCTGGCTATTGCACTTGGCGAGTACGGCCAATGCCTACGCCACGCGCTTGCCGCCGAGTTCGACGCCCCATGCTTTGAAGTCGTGGAGGGCTGATCGATGGACATTCAAGCGACATACAGCCCCGAAGACAACAAATTGCGCCTCTACCCGTCCGCACGGTTGGACGCTGAGACCTTCGAAAAGGTTAAGGCCGCTGGCTTCAAATGGGCGCCGAAACAGGAACTTTTCGTCGCGCCCAAATGGACGCCAGCCCGCGAGGATTTGGCGATTGAACTGGCGGGCGAGATCGAGCCCGAAGAGATGACACTTGCTGAGCGAGCACAGGCCAAGGCCGCACGGCTTGACGCTCTGGCCGACAAGCGCGCCCGGGAATCGTCCGCATTCAGCCGCGCAGCGCACGAGCTTTCCGAGCGCTTCGTCATGGGCCAGCCAATCCTGATAGGCCACCACAGCGAGCGACGGGCCCGGAAGGACAAGGAACGCATGGACTCGGCCATGGATAAGGCCGTGAAGGCGTCGCGGGCGTCTGATTTCTGGCTCTACCGCGCCGAAGGCGTCGAGCGCCACGCCAACCGCAAGAATGATCCGCGAGTCCGCGCGCGCCGGATTAAAACGCTATTGGCGGAATTGCGAGACCTGCAACGCACGATCAATTCAGCGCACAAGCGGCGCGATCTGCTCGAAGCGACGACCAACCCGGAAACCATCAAAAAGATGATTGGCGGCCTGTCTATTTCCTATGATTTTTGGTCGAAGGTCGACCGGGGCGATGTTTCCCCGGAGGACGCCCGCAGCCAGGTTATCGCAAGCGCAACGCGGACAATCGAGGGGCCGCACTATGCCCGTTGGATTGCGCACACGCTCAACCGCTTGGCGTATGAACGTTCGATGCTTGGCGACGTGCCGCGCTTTTCGGGCGATATCCAAGCAACCACGATTCAAATGTTTGTGCGCGAATTTGGGGCCGACAAACCGAAGGCGACCAAAGGCGATGGCGACTCTTGGATCGTGGAATGTGAAGCCCCGTTGCCTGTCCACATTGGGAACGGCATGTCGCTTGAGCTTTCCGCAGACGATTGGCGCGACCTCATGCAGTCTTGCGGGTGGACGCCCCCGGCCAAAAAGCCCGCAAAGCCGCCGCTATTGAATATTGAATCGCCAACCGGGTTTGTGGCCGTAAAATCGCACGCCACCTATCGTGGAGCAGAGCCGACCGAGGCCCTACCCGTCGCGCGGATGGCGAAAGCAGACTATTCAGCGATTTATGGCGACCACAAGGGCACTCGCCTAAGCGCGTGCGGTGGGTTTCGCTTGCGGATCACGTTGAACCCGAACCACACCGGCCCACGCTATCAAGTGGGGTGGGCGGTCATCTTCATCACCGACCAGAAGGCACACCCAACGCCCGAGTCGGCAGACTTCACCGCACCGGAGGCAGCGGCATGAAGCGCAGCGTCTACACCCGGCCCGACAAGCCCATTGCAATCCCGATAAAACGTCGCCGGGAGACACCCCGCCCCGAGCCGGTAAAACTGGCGGAGCCTGTCGCGGTAGACAAGGCCACAGAATGCCACGTTACCCCGGAGGACGTCGCGGCACGCATGGTGGAATATCTTGGACCGCAGGGGGATTATCTCACCTTGGAGCCGAGCGCGGGCACCGGCGCCCTTGCCTCGGCCCTGTTGGCGTCCGGTCACAGTCCTTGCGAACTGACAATGATCGAACGGCACCACGCCCTAGCGGCTTTGTGCCGTCCGCTTGGCCCGACGATCCACCGTTGTTTTCTGGACTACGCCGAAGAGGCGCGGGGCAAAGCCCAGTTTCCGCGCGTGATTATGAACCCGCCCTTCCGCGAGGTGCGGCAGCATGTGCAAGCGGCGTTGTCACTCATGGGGCAACACGGACACCAAGAGCCCGCGACGATGGTAGCGCTTGTGCCAATCACCTTTAAACACCCGGGCGCGTTGTTGCTGGAGCAATTGCCGCGCGACACATTCGCGGCGGCCAAGGTTCACACAAAGATCATTCGCATTCAGCCCTGACCCATCGGTGTCCGCCCCCACGCGGGGCGGCATCCCGTGGGCCAGAACCACGACACCACCACCCACCACAAAGAGAGGTTTCCTATGACCGAATATCAACGCGCTGCATTGGCGGAACTGACCCCAATCCATGGCGGCAAAGACCCAGACGACATGAATGCGAAGCGGATGACTTGGGGCCAGGAACTCGCAGCCACAGTGCGCGAGATGACGGGAACTGAGCCAGAGGACGCGGTTAGCGATGCGATCTCCTACTTGCTCCACGCCGCACCGACTTGGGGCGAAACCGCCGAACAAGCTCTTCGCCGCGCCATCGATCACTTCAACGCTGAAACTGGAGAGGGCTGAACCATGCCTACCTTTCAAATCTGCCTCACTCGCGATGTGACTGAAAGCGCCTTTATCCAGGTTGTTGCTGCCAATGCTGGCGACGCCAAGGCTATCGCTATCTGCGAGGATGTCCCTGCCACCGCTTGGGAGGTCGATGACGGCAATTGTTGGGATGCTCCTTACGTGACGTCGTGTGCACAAATCCACCTGTGCAGCCCAAAAACGCGGGCCGATCTCTTGAAGCGCCCCGCGTGGTCAGAGATCGACACCGACACCAGTGGCAATCCTATCGTCTGGCGAAACTACTATCGCCACGAAGATTGGGCAGAATGGTCTGAAGACTGGTCTTGCCAATGCGATGACGGTGGCCAAACGCCATATCAAAGCGATTGGATCGGGCCGCAGGACGCCGCTGAGATTGCGCTATGGGAGAAACTGCCCGAGGCTGCCGGTTGAGGTGGCACCCTATGATGCAGCAACTAATGCTGATGAGGCGTTACCTCGTAAACTTAGCAGACTGCACGGATACCGCAACTAAATTGGCCTTTTGAGGCGCTAAGACACGGAAGCTAGGAAAGAATATGTCTGAGGTCAAGTCTAAGGAACGAGCCCAACGGCTTGTCGATAAGGTTCGCATCGCGATCGAGAGTCGTTCGCACGGAATTCACAAACAGGTCTTGCAAAGTGTCGCTCTTTTTCTGTCGCAAACCGACGAATTCGACCGCTCTTCGTCGGAGGTAGCGAGATTGATAAAGAAACTAAGTCAAAGCCTCGAAAACACGAACGAGGTTTCGTCAATCGTTGCACTCTGGGAAGCATACGACTGGCTTACGTTTGAAAAGCGAGTGATTGCCTCTACGACCGAGGAGCTGCGCGCCCTGTCGCGCAGAGTCTCACGCCAGATCGAGAAGCGAGAAAGACCCAAGCGCCTTCTCTGAAAAGAAAGCCGGCCTCGCCCACCACAGACGAGACCGGCACCTTGCGCAAAGTCCGGTTGCCCGGTAGCGCAGTTCTACAACTCGCGAGGATCGAAAACAATGCACCTCACCGCTGACAAGATCGAAGAGATGACCAAGGAAGAGAAGCGTGACGAGTTCATGCGTCTCGGAGCTTTGGTCTATGGAACGGAACGCTTTGGCACCGAGTTTTGCCGCGATACCGGCGCCGCGACATCGACAGTCGCTAACTGGCGCGGGCTGATTGCCGAGGTGCCAACGATGGCGATCCTTCTGCTACACGCTTGGGCCCTACAGCGAAATTCGGATGTGATCATGATGGAAGCGATTGACGAAACCGCCACGTCGCTCGCCAAAGTCGCAACTACTCTTCGCGGTGCTGCCCTCCACGCCCGGAAGAACTTGGGCCGCGACGGCGAAGCTGACTAATTCTGCGCCCGCGACGTTCGGCCAAATGGCGGGTCTCCTGTAAGCGGCGCAGCGCAAAAGGCGTCATCTCAGTTGGTCGCAAGGTGATTTCCAGGCCGAGCGCGTTCGCCCAATGGATGATCGTATCGAGATTGGGTATCCGATCAGGCCGATCCTTCTCCATCTTCGCGATATGATCGACGGATAGGCCCGCGATCTCTTCGGTGTCGTTGATCGACAAGCGCAGCTCTTCACGCCTGCTTCGGAGAACCTTCCGAAGATCCGAAAAACTACCGATTGGGATCGATGAGGTGTCGCGATTGAGCGCTGGATCGCAACTCGGGATATTGTCACCGAACTTGAAGCGCGCCTTGAGACCGCAGCCACGACTTGGACACCGGCAGATCATGTCCTCGTCCGAGGCAGCAACGATCACCCAGCCCTGCTCCTGCGCTCTTTTCATGCTTTTCTGCGCATGTTTTGTCGGCTTTATGCTCATATCGGCAGCGCCCCTTGTTTCGGTGATGGTCTCGCGAGGTCCGACTCAAGGGCGACAATTGCACCTCGAATGACCGAAAGTGCCTGCCGGTGCCTTTCCCGGCCGCTATGGCCAGATAACTCGCTCAAGCGGTCTTCCAGCGCCGTGGCTTCGTCTGTGGTGAGCAACTGGCCACTTATGGAAGCGCCCCATGCGAACCCTTCGATCTCTTCGATCGAGCGGAGGGTGGCGATCTTGGGTAATCGAGGCATCGTAACTCCTAGCACCAAAGCATCGAAGGATAGGCGCGAGTCCGAAAAGTGCGGATCATCCTTTCCACCGATCTGTCCCGACAAACGCCTTGGAACTCATCGAGCCGGGTTCCGCCTACGCGATCAAAGACCGCTTCGAAGGTCTCCCTCTCGCCGCGCGTAAGAGTTTCCCAACCACTCAGAGCCCAAATGTTCCTTGGGTTTTTCACTCTGCCGCCTCCCGTCGCGCCCAATACGCGGCGGCAGCACGTCTCCGCGCCTCCTCTCCGATCTCGAGGTTGACGATCTCCAAGACCGCTGGCGGTAGACCAACAAACGGATCATCAGGATCACGTAGCGGCGCCTGTGGCTCTGCCGCCGCAAGAAACCCGTCCCAACGCTCCTGATGAAGCCAAGCCTTCGCCATTGGAGTGAACTTGGGGTCTTCGCCTCTGCGGGTTTCGGCAAAAGCGCGCGTCGCCGCCATCAGATCATCGAAGGAAACCTTTCGCAGCGCCGCCTTGAACTTCGCCAGCGCAGGCTTTTTCGGATCGTTCGGCCGCCGCGGATAAAGATTCCACCATTCGTTAAACAGCTCTTCGACAGTTGGTCTTTCATCTTTAGGTGGCGGATCTTCGTTTCGTTGTTTCTCTTCAAATTCTGAGAAAAGATCATCCTCCCCCTTGGGGGTTGGGGGGCATTGGTTTTCTTCCTTAGTTTGGTTTTCTTTAGAGTCTGGTTTTCTTATAGGGCCTGAAAACCCGTCCGTCGGTTCACCCGTCCGTCGGGAATCCAGGCCCTCGGCCGAGGACCGGCTTTTCAGGCTCTCGGAAACCGGCTCATCATGGATGACGTAGGTCTGCCCGAGAAGCCGACCCTTTTCGTCCTTCACATACTCGCGCGAGACATATCCGGCTTCCATGAGTTCCCCCATGATCCGTTGAAACTTATCGCGACCGATACCCGCGATCTCCATGAGATGCGCGCGGTAAAAAACCCAATCGTCGCTATATCCCATCATCAGAGCCAGCATCCCGCGCGCTTCGAGGGATATCTGCTTTGATCGCATCGCTTCATTCGGGATCGCGGCATACTGGCGCCCTTCGCGGCGTACTCTCTTTCTCATCGGAATCCCTCCATCATCGCTTGCGCCGGGTCATCACCCAGGTCACGCACCACGTTCTTCTCGATCTCACAGTGGACCGTCACAGTTCCGGTCGGCCCGGTTCGCTGCTTTGCGACGATCAATTTCATCTGGTTGCGCTGGCCTGCGATCGCGGCTTCGAGATCCGCGACATCACCCGGGCCCTTACCTGCGCCCTTGGCCGCGTCGATCCGTTTTTGTGCATAATATTCTGGGCGATAGCAGAAGATCACCGTATCGGCGTCTTGCTCGATTGCCCCGGAGTCTCGCAGGTCTGAGAGTATCGGCACCGGCGGGTCTCGCATCTCAACCTGGCGTGAGAGTTGGGAGAGGCACATGACCGGGCAACCGTAGTGACCAGCCATTGCTTTCATCGCGGCAGACGACGCCGACACACGCGCATTTGTGTCGCCGGAGCGATACCGCCCAACGGGATCGATGAGCTGGAGATAATCCACGACGATCAGCTTCATCTCCGCCCCTTGGGCCCGCAGCCGGCGCGCACCATCGTTCAACGCGGCGCGCAGACGTGGCAGGCTCCGGCATGATGGGTCACAAGTCTGGATCGGGAGGTCTGTCATATCGTGGGCGGTGCGAAGGACACCCTCAAACTGCCCATCTGTGAGATCACCTCGACGCATGTTAAAGTACGGAACCGATTGACCTTTTTCAGCCAAGATTTGTGAGAACGAACGCATCGCCAGTTGTTCATCGAACATCTCAAGCGAGGCAAAAAAGACGCCCTCGCCTCGCTGCGCTGCCTTGAGCGCGACATTGAGCGCGAGCGCGCTCTTTCCCATTGATGGACGCCCGGCGAGCACCAGATACTCCCCCGCCCCCATGTTGCCGATTTGGCCGTCAAGCTGCCGGAGACCTGTAGAAACCCCAACCGGTGCGCCGCAGTGATGCGCGGCATTGATCTGATCGACCGCGCCCGTCATGCCAGCGAGAAAGCTTCGGCTGAGCGGTTTGTGTTGGACCGTCCCAATCGCTTCGGATACCCGCGCCTCCACATCCGAAAGCACGGTTTCCGCGTTCATATCTGGTTCGTAGCGTTCTAGCTTATCGAGGCCGACATGCAGCGCTTCCATGGCCGTCCGACGCGCAAAGAGAGCCATGAGCTCCTTCACGTAATCGGGCATCATCGACGTCGCGACGGCAGAGGTTTGCAGCCGGAGTAGGTATTCCGCGCCGCCGAGCTTGGTTAACCCATCGTGGTCCTGAAACTCGAACCGCAGCGTTGTTGCATCAGCGACACCGCCGTCTTCCACGCGGTTTCTGATGCTCGCATAGATCTGGCCGTGAACCGGGTCAAAGAACGCCTCTGGCGGCACATCGGCAAGCGCGTTGAGGAGCCCGTTTTGATGTAGGAGCCCGCCCAAAACTTGCTGTTCGCAATCGATGTTATGAGGCTGACTATACACGATAAATCGCCTCGAGAATCCCGGTGGCACGCAGTTTTCGGATGACAAACCTGACCTTCTGGAGACAGATCCGATCCATCACAACGATGTCTTCCGTGCCATAGCCCTTCGCGAGCCGTTTCCTGATGATCTGTTCTTCTGTCACGTGAAGAGTCCCCCGATCGTGGTGGTGTGGTGCGTGGGGTGGTGCTTGGCGCAGGCGTAATCCCAGACCGCCGCTGCATCGGCCGCGTCATGTGTCTCGACAACCCAACCGAGCGCGGCACATCGGTTCATCACCGCGCTCTTGATCTGTGCTTTGGCGAAAGCCTTAGACGAGCCAGGGAAATGCGCGGCGGTCAGATGCTTGCCCAGGAAATGCTTGCGCACGGTCCCGATGTTGCAGCTTTCGACATTCTTGCATCCGGCCTTATGCGCGGCGCCGATGACACAGGCCCAGAGACCAACCAGATCGTGCGAGGTCTTTGGCCCGCCCACTGGGGCCTCTACGGCGATCAGATCCGGCTTGTGGTAGTCGACCAGTGTCTCAACCATGAGGATGGCCCGGGAGAACTTCGCTGCACGTGAGCGACCCTCTCCAAGATCAACCGTCCAGGCACGCGGGGCATGACCGGCATCGCCCAAGGCAACGCCGGTCACGGTCGCGATATCAAAGGCGAGGACTTTCACGCAGCCTCATCGGGGGTGTCGTCGCCATAGTGGCCGTCCACCTCGGCTTCGAACTCCGCAGTTTCAGCCTCGGGATCAAAGGCCGTTACGTTGTCTTCGGCCAGGTCATTGGCTTCGGGCTCTGCCTCCTCTGGCGGTTCAACAGCGTCATCATGCTCGGGATCGAACATGTCAGCGGTGGATTGGCCGTCCCAATGCGGGCGCATTTCGGCCATCAAAGCGTCTGACGATCGCAGGTAATCGGCGCGCTTTTCCTCCGGCATCTTGTCGATTTGACGAATGTGGCTCAGCGCCTTCTTGTTGACGCCCGTGTCTTCGACAAATTGGCCAATCGACTGTCGGGTTTCTCCAGCATCGGACGCGCGCTTGGCGTCCTGGTTTTTCCATTTTTGCAGGTTCGAATGCAGCTTATCCGCATCCAATGTGATTTCGTCTGCATCGCTCATGGCGGTGTCCTTTCAAGAAAAAGGCCGGCGACCGATAAAGCCGCCGGCAAGTTCTCCAACAGGTGAGGTTATGGCGCGCTTCCGCGGAGAGACCCCGCGCGCCTTGAGGTTCTGGGTTCCATCGGGAGGATGTGATGGAATCCCCGCAGAATTGGGTGCGCGATCTGGCTCGCGCAGGCCCAGGTTTCCGACCTTTGGTGGCTACTATGATGGGTTCTCATCCCACGCGGCGAACCACCATGATCAGGTCGGACTGGTTGAGCCCGGGCCACGATACCCAGGCAAGGAAGACTCGCCGCGCATACTTGACAGACAGCCCTCAGAACCGTCTGAATGAAAAAATGTGGAAAGCGATTGCGATTAGCGCCCTGTTGGCGACACCCGCGTGGGGGCAGGGACTGGACTGGGAAGCATCGGAGTTCAAAGACGGTATCGAGATCGAACTCGTTGATCGCCCGTGGGTGATCGATCAAGGGGATGCCCGAAGGCTGCACGTTTGGGTCTTCTGCGATCAAGGCGCCTTGAGTACTCTCACTCATCCAATCGAGTTCGGGTTGTTCCCCTGGGCCATGTTGAACGCAGACGGAACTGGGCCGGTGGAATATGTCGGGCAAGCAGAAAGCCTTGAGGAAGTCCCACTGGTCGATGTTGACTACATCTCGCCGATCACGCCGCTTGATGAGGATCTTGACGCCATCGCGTTGATCAGCGTTATCCACCTTCGGCTCAACCTGCTTCGGTACGCCGAGGAGTGTGGGCTTTAGCCCAATCATTTTCCGCCCTCAGATTTATGCCCCTTGAATGAGCGCTGCTCCGTTGCCATGTTTTGTGGCAAGGCTTCGCTAAGGGCCTGATTTTGAGGAGGTGTTTTCCAATTGAAGGCGTTCAGATCACATTCGATCCTTCGAGCCTTACATAGACTAAGAATGGTCGGATACCAGCTTGCAGGAAATATCTTCCGTTCGCGCACCAAACGGATGGAACGGTCTTTGATGTCGAGTCTATCCTTCAACTCTTGTGGGTCGAGTTCATCGAGGATTTTGAGCGCAGGGAATTGTTCCATATGATCGCTATGCCATATGATATGGCATTGGACAAGCCATACGATTGTCCATCGCGCCATTTTCTATGGCGTACTAACGTGCCAAGCATGTCCGATGATGCACCCTTCTCAGATATCGCCATGCGAATTCGCTGGCATCGATCCCTTGAGGGGCTCAAGCAGGAGGACTACGCCAAGAAGGCCGGCATCAAGAGATCACAACTCTCGAATTGGGAAAGTGGTCAGCAACGGGTCTCCGTAGACGGCGCCCTCGCCTTGCGGCGGACATATGGATTGTCGCTAGACTTCATATACGAAGGCATTGACGATGCGTTGCCAATGACTCTGCGAGCCGCACTCCGGGACAGGCCAGAGGTCAGAGCCTCCAAATAGTCAATGGTAAAGCCGGTCTCGTGCGCAGCATCGATTAGAACGTCGATCCTGTCTTCAATGATTCTGTTCACCTTGCAACCCTTCCAAAACAACTGATTGATGACCCTGCATCAGCAGGCGGCTTTCTCGGGATTTATTAGCGCTGACTCTCGAACTAAGGATGCAGGAGCCCGATCTTCCACGTCGATCGATTGTGCTCCAAGGGCTTCGATTGCCCTGCCGTCTCATCTCCAGACGATCAATGCACTTGGAAATCGAAACGCGGTACTCCTCCGCGCCCAGTCCGGTAAATCCGCCATTGATTAACAAAGCATGAAAACCGCTTTGCCATTTTTTATGTCATTTTCTGTTTGACGTGCCATCTTTCATGGCATATGTCTTCTCCCCAGAAACACGGAGAAGACCAGTGAAATCCATCGAAAACCCGCGTTCTGAGGCAAATGCCGAACACTGTCGCCCATGCAAAGGGCGTGGCGGTCAGCGCGATAGCGATGGCTCTTGGGTCACGTGCTTCTTCTGTGACGGAAGCGGGCGCCAGACGGTGCGGGTGCTTCCAACCGAAGCGATGGGAGTGTGAGTATGATCACCGTCTTGCTGAGTTTCGTACTGCTTTTGATCGGTGTCGCGTTGCTCTTTGCTTGCGGCTGGAGCGCTCACTTAGGCGGCCGCATGGAAGATGGTTTGATGATGATCGCCGGGATCGCAACGACCATCATAATCGCTGCTTTTTGGATCGGAGTTCTGTCCTGATGCGCGCTTATTCACACATCATCACCGAGACCGCGGCCGCCGTTTTGCCTGTAGACGGGTCCGATGCCGCGACCAGGCAGGGAGAGGCGAGTTGCCCGGATGGGCCTCTCCCTGCCGACACCATTTCGCGGATCCTCGTTTCCGGGTATCCGGACTTCAATCCGCTTACGAGGGACGAGCAAACCAAATGGGCTGGTTCAGTGCTCAGCGATCCATTTGCGACGCCTTATCGCGTCGTTGTCGCGGCTCGCGTCATTGAGGCGTTCTGCCCGCCAAACCAGCCCGCCCTGCTTCATGTCGCGCATAAAGCAAAGGCCGACGCCAAGGCGCAGATGAAGCGATACGAAGACCTGATGGAGAAGCGGGGTGCAATCTTGGTTCCGCCGTTAGGGCTATACCGAGCAAGCATCATCCTGACCCTGATGAGTTACGCCCTCGCAGTGGCGGTGATCGTCCTCTTCACGAGGCTCGTGGGCTGATGGCGGTTTATTACGAGCAGATGACGGCCTTCGGTAACTGGATGCCTGTTCTCGCCAGCGAGGCACCGGATTTGTGCCGAGGAGGCCAGCGCATCCGCCGCTCAAATGGCACGGGCCCACGTATCCGTGGCCTTCGGGAGATCAAAGATAGCGACCGCACGATGACGCTATCGCAACTCAAACAACTCTATTCACCGGACGGCATGTTTCGTTCCTGCCGCCGCCAATCAGCAAGAGGAGTATAAGGTGGATATCCAAACTATCATAGAAGCGCTTTCAGAAGACGGTGCCGGTCAGAAACCGATGACCCACCGCGAACAAGTGGATGCTTGCAAGGCTGCGGTTGAAGAAGTCTTTCTGCAAGAAGCGAATAAGTTCTCCATTGGCGATGCGGTTCGGCTGAAACGACTCGAGGGAGATACATCGCGTTTCTCCGGCCAGCCGCTCGTTTTTTCTGGTTACATTGAACCTCCAGTCGATCCGCTGTCGAACATCTACGAGATCAAAGATGTAACGAGCGACTTGTCTGCACGCCTCCCAGCCGATTGCAGGATCTGCGCCATCGCCACTGACGGTAAGGTGCGGATGTATCTCTCGGCGTCTGCGTACCTGACCCCCTACAGCGACGATGAGATTGCAGCGCAAGATGCCGAGGACTTGATCCGACGCGCCGAAGCAGAAAAGCAAGAAAAGCAAACGACTGACGCCTGATCAATCCAACCGGCGTCGGGAGACCGGCGCCGGGCCAACCGGAAACCGCCATGAACATCATCGAAATCCCAGACGGCGAGAGCGTACCCGGCCCCGGTGTCTACCGTATGTCGATGGCGCACTACCACAGCCAGGATTGTTGCCCGGGCCCTTCGATCAGCTCGAGCGGTCTTCGCACGATATGGTCGCAAAGCCCCTACCATTTCTGGATGACCTCGGATCTTAACGAGGACCGTCTGCCGTCGCCCGTCCAGAGCGATGCATTGACGCTTGGCAAGGCCGCCCACGCGCTGATGTTGGGCGAAGAGGATTTCGACGCGACCTATTGCTATGTCCCGGCTGATGCTCCGCAGCGCCCCACGAAGACGCAACGCGCCGCATTTGAACGCACAGGCGAATGGAGCGAAGCAGCGGCGCCCGGTGCCGCCTTCTGGGAAGAGTTTGACGCCAAGGCCGCCGACCGCACGCTCCTACAGCACGAACAGGTAGAGCGGATCGTTCGGATGAGCGCGAGCCTCAAGGCCAACCCGCTGGCTGTTGAAGCGCTGACCGGCCACCTGACCGAGGTTTCTCTGATTTGGGAAGACACCGCGACCGGCGTTTGGCTCAAGAGCCGAATTGATGTCATCCCGGCGAATGGCTTCGACTTCGCGGATCTAAAGACCTTCGCCCCGCGCACCAAGAGCATCAAACGCGCGGTTCAGCAGGCCATCACAGACAACGAGTATCCAATGCAGATGGGCCTTGGCCAGATCGGGGCTCAAGTCGTGTTAGGCCACGAGGCAGCCGAATGCGTGCTGATCCTTCTGCAATCGACCGCGCCCTATACCTGCACGCCGGTGCACCTTGACGAAGAAGCGCTCTATTGGGGCCGAGTCAAATGCCGCTCCGCGATCGATACATTCGCGAAGTGCATGGAAACCGGGTACTGGCCGCAGCCGGTTGAAGACGTCCTCCCGTACACTCTCCCCGACAGTCAGATGCACCGCTTAGGCGAGATGCAAATCAATGGCGAACTCCCAAGCATTGAAAGGTAACGACCCATGCAAAACTCCCATATTGTCTTTCTCATTAACGATGAGGTTCGCGCGATTGAGGGCGAGTACGAAGAGGGTGGCAAACGCCACATCTTCAAGACCTTCGACCCGACGATCAGGAAGGACGATCTCGTTGTTGTGCAAAGCGGCACTCGCCACGCGATGACGGTGTTCAAGGTCACGGATGTGGATGTTGAGATCAACTTCGACACTCACGGCGAGATCACGTGGATTGTTCAGCGCATCGACAAAGATGCCTTCGATCACGTTCTCGATCAGGAAAGCGAAGCGATCAGCGCGGTTCAATCTGCCGAGCGTCGCCGTAAGAAGAAAGAACTGCGCGACGCACTCTTCAAGGACCACGAAGAGATGGTCGATCAGCTTGCAATCGCCCACCAAACCGATGGGGAGGATGTCACCGAATAGACAGTGTGACCTAGTGCCTAAGCCCCATAGGAGCGCTGTCTATAGGTTCCATGCGGAACCTATTCTTGAGGGAAAAAAGATCTCTCTGCGATCGGGGTTAACCAGACATCAAAGCACGTGGGGCTCTAGGGCGAAGTGCGTGTCTGGTTAACCCGCTCAACAAGATCAGAGGGCCGTCATGAACTGTAGAAAATGCGGAGCCAAGCGGATCACGAGGCGAAGGGCGGGAGTCTTCTCCTGTCGTCGTTGTGGAGTGCAGCCGGGCCCTCAGAACATGGACCGTGCAGGGGTCGCAAGCACCGCGGAACGAACCGAGACAACCGGAAAAACGCCAACTGAACTTGAGGCAAGCCAATGAATGACATGACGATTTCACAGCAACGCCAACAGAAGCTTGTCGAATTCAAGGGCACGCTCTCAAAGCTGGTCGAGAGCAAGGATTTGGCCCTGCCATCGAACGTCGCGCCTGACGCTTTCCGCAACGCGGCCATAGTAGCGGTGCAGGATAATCCACAGATCATGGATTGCGAGCCTGAGAGCGTGTTCAAGTCCATCAGGAAGCTGGCGGCGGCCGGGCTTGTGCCTGATGGCCGTGAGGCTGCTATGGTTCCCTTCAACACCCGCGAAAACGGCCGCTACGTCAAAAAATGCCAAGCCATGCCGATGGTGTTCGGGTTGATCAAAATGGCGCGGCGATCCGGCGACGTTACCGACATTCGAGCTCACACGGTTTACCAGAAAGAGTACGACGAGGGCCGCTTCGTGTATGTGGTGGGTGACGATGAAAAACTTGAGCACCGCCCAATTCTGTTTGGCGAAAAGGGCGACGCAATCGCGTACTACGCCATCGCCAAGCTTAAGGATGGAACGGTTGTCCGCCAGTTCATGGACATCTTGGAAATCGAAAAGATCCGAAAGATGGCCGCAAGCCAAAGGGTGAAGGGGGGCAACGATAGGTACGACCCTTCCGACAAACCCATTGGCATTTGGAAGGATCACTATGAACAGATGGCGCACAAGACGGTAATCCGCCGTTTGACCAAGCGCCTTGATCTGTCCGCCGAGGACATGCGCCACATTACGATGGACGATGAGCCCCCGCAGATCCGCGACGTGACCCCAGAAGAACCTCAATCCAGCCGCCGGAACCTCGCTCAAGCAATCGAGGATCAGGACAAGCCCAAGCCTGTCAGCGGCGAGATCCTAGAACCCGAACAGGATCAGAAAGAAGCGCCGGAGATTGATCAAAACTCGCTAGAGTACGCTGAGGGCACCACCGCTGCGAAGAATGACAAGTCGCTGAATGATTGCCCGCACGGGCCCGGAACCCCCGAGTGGATGAATTGGGCGGCTGGCTGGAAGGCAGAACGCGATGCGGAGGATGAACCTGATGCATAGCCTAACGCCAGAAGACGCCGCAAAAACCTGGGAATGCCCCGTCGCGCGCACCTTTGCAGACCCGTCAAAGATGTGTCGAGGACCGAAATGCGCGGCTTGGCGCTTCCTCCCTCTGATGGCAGACGATCCGGCCTTCAAGAGCGCCGTGGCACGAGAGATCGAGGAGATGCACAAGGCAACTGGTAAGGGCAAAGCTGCGCTGCACAAGGCGGCCGTTGCGCGTGTCGCTGCCGATCCATCGCTATACTCAATCCCTGGCCACCACGAGCGAGGGTATTGCGGGTTGGGCGGCGGGGTTTCGTGATGGAGACCTGGGCTGAAATGACGCGCCGTCAGACCGATGAGAAACAAGCGATTCTAGAGGAGGCGCTGACACTCTCGGGCGGCAAAATCAATGAAGCCGCAGATCGATTGGGAATGGGCGAAAGCACATACCGTGAGCGGTTCAGACGTCTAACAACGATGACACCGGCCGAGTTCATCAGGCAGGGTTTCGAGGAGAGCACCCGTGCAGATTGATCTCCAACCAATGAACACCGCCCCAACAGATGGCAAACCGTTCCTTGTCGTTCATGACGATGGCGTAATGGCCGTTGCTTACTATTTGGCCAATCCGATCTCGAAACGATCGGTACGCGGTTTCCGTCCACGCTACTCGCACAGTTCGATGAAGAGGCCAATGGTTCTCTGGGCTCCGATGCCCCGTCTTTCGCTGGTGAGGACACCTCATGCTTGACTATCGCCCACACCTTTTGCCGAAACTCCGGTCCGAGGCCCTGATGGCGCAGATGAAGCACTATCCGTGCACCCTGCGCATCTCAAGCATTATCCCGGGTCATCGCTGCGCGTCTCAAGATACAGTCGTTGGTGTCCACCTGCCGGTCAATGGCAAAGGCACCAGCACGAAGGTCACGGACTTTGCCGCGGTGGCCGGCTGCCTGCACTGCCACAACCTCGTGGATCATGTGGACGTGCGGATCGACTGGATCGCAGAGACCTACCCTGCGGTTCTCTACCTCAGATACCTCAACGCCACGATGGAGACGATCACCCTCCTCACGCGCGACGAGGTGATCCTTGTGCCCGATGGAGAGATGATATGACACAGATCGTCAAAGTTCAGCGCCCGATAATGACCAACGATCCCGATCAACCATGGCTGATGTACGACCGGGAACGGAAACATGTGACCGAAGTGCCCGACGCTATCGTGCCGGCCTACGTCAAGACGGCGATGCGCGAGGATTACAAAGCGTACTTTGTTGGTGCTTGGAGTTCGATCGTCGGATGGGGGCTCACCGAACGCGTCTCGGATAATCAAGGGTTTTGAAAGATGACCGCACTCCCCGACCAGGACCGCACGTTCGACCGCACGTCGAAAATGGCCTCCAAACGGTGGGTCGCGGTGCGGTTGGGGCGTGCCTACGATTGGTTCATCAAGAACCGCGAGTCTCTGGAAGCGGCGGGATTTCCGACCGCTGATCGTGTCCTTGGCCTTTACATCAAGGCCGATGTTGATGCTTGGATAGAAGCGCGGCGCCAGAAGTCAGACGGCTCCGCGACACAAACCACCACAACTCCAACAGCAAGGATCAACACAAATGCGCTTTAAGGAAGCACTATGGGATGAATCCGATCCCCATTACGCGCCGTGCACGACATGGGGCGGGAATGGCGGCCGGTTTCTATATTGGAAGGCACCGGCCCGCTATGTGAAAGCGGGATATCAGATCAAGAGCCGTCTTCTGGGAACTGGTCAACGAGGTGATCAAGTACCGGCAGAATGGGCCATGCAGGCGCGTGACATGACGCGCGAAATGCTGCGCTGGTATGATGGTGCCGACGCGCCGAAAACTGAACCAGGCACATGGCATTGGTTGATCGGCCGATACAAGTCAGATCCGTTCTCGCGCTATCACGAGGTCCAGGCAAACACGCGAATTGGCTATGATCAGCAGCTCGTCCTAGTCGATGAGGCCATCGGGCCGATCAAGATCAGCGATACGAACTATGAGATGCTGATGACGATCAAGTCGATGAAGGAAGCGAAGGGCCGATCGAAGGATCACATCCATCGTTGGTTCAGCACGCTCAGCCGCTTGGCAACACATGGGGTCTTAATCGACGCGCCAGGTGCAGCCCGGGTCAAAGAGATCCGCTCGAACATGCGTATCGAAAAGCCGGCCGCTAGGACACAGATCGCCACCCGAGATCAAGTATTCGCCATCGTGGCCGAGGCGGACAAAGACGATATGGACGTGTTCGCGATCGGGCTCCTGATCCAATACTGGTATCAGCTTCGCGCAATCGATGTACGCGGTGATTACTTTGATGGCGTCTGGGAGCGCGGGATCGAGTGGGAGCACTTCAACGAGGATCTGAGTTCCTTCACAAAGGTGATCTCGAAAACCCGTCGCAGCCTGCCGGAGCCTCACACCTTCGATCTCACGTTGCTACCGGATCTTCGGGCCCGGATCATTCGCCTGTTTGAATGCCTGCCGGAAGACCAGCGCTGCGGGCCAGTGACTATCTCGCCGCGATCTGGGGTGCCTTACACCAAATCCGGTTGGAACCAGGCTTGGAGGCGCCTTCGGAAACGGGCTGGCGTCGATAGGAATGTCTGGCTCATGGACACTCGGGCCGGTGCTCTGACAGAAGCTTCGCAGATTGAGGGGGTTACGCCGATGCAGATCCGCAACGCTGCCCAACACCAGAATCTCAACACGACCAGCCGCTATATCCGCGGCCGATCGAAAGACCTGAATCGCGTGGTAGAACTCCGCGCGGCGCACTCATGATCACCCTTTGATCACCCTATGATCAGACCAGAATGACAATGACTCAGTATTTGCCTTATTTTTATGGTGCCCCCACACGGACTCGAACCGCGGACCCTCTGATTACAAATCAGATGCTCTACCAGCTGAGCTATAGGGGCAAACCGTTCCTCGGTCTCATTCTCAGAACGTGGCGCGGATATAGCAACCAAAACCATGCGGATGCAACGCATAAAACTGCACCATTGTGACAAGGTGTCGAGCAAGCTCACAGACCCGATGGTGCTCACCCACAGGCTCTCTCAATCAAAAGAGCGTTTGCGGATTTCGACGTCGTATCCGTTGGCAACATTTTTGACACGCCTCAATTGGCTGAAACCAACCCAACAATCAAATGGCGAAGTCCAAGCCAGGCTCCGACCCAGATCGAGGCCGCTACCAGTGGGGCCGTGATCGAAAGAAGGGACAGGGCTGACAACCCCTGCCCCACACTGCACCCAGCCGCGAGGACAGCGCCGACGCCCATGAGCGCGCCGCCTGCCAGCTGGCGTTTCAACTCCCGCGGGTCTTCGCAGGCTTCCCATCGGAACCCGTCGCGGATCACACTGCCGATGAAGCCACCCATCACCACGCCAAGCACGGACCCGATCCCAAAACTCGGCGCCAGGACTGTGGAGAACATCACGTAACGGATGGCGTCGCCAATCGGCGCGGTGAAGGTGTGGGAGCCGATCCGTAGCGCTTCGAACCCATGGGTGGCGACCCAATAGGTTCCCACAAAACCCGAACTGATCGCGAGGCCCACCATAGCGCCCCAGAACAAGCGCAGAAGGCGGTCTCTCGGTCCGATCCATCGCAGCGCGGCCACGACCAAGACTGCGCCGATCACGCCCCCAATCGCCGCAGGCGAGACACCGAAGGTGCCCGACAGGATATGGGCATAGCCGGTTGCCGTATCGGGCTCCGGAATGGTTGGAAAGAGCGTGGCGCGGACCGGGCTGAAGAGCCCGCTGATCGTCACATAGGCTGCGACGCCCATCACCAGCGCAATCATCAGAGCACGCAGGTCACCGCCGCCAAGCCGGGCGAGCATGCCGTAGCCGCAATTGCCGGCCTGGGCCATGCCATAGCCGAACAAGAGGCCACCAAGGACCGCGCCGAAAACCGAATACCGGTTCGATAGGTAGATCGTCTGGCCCAGGTCAATGAGACCCGCGGCGCTCGCGCCAAAATTGGCCAGCATAGCAACGCCCAGCGCCACCACCCACATCCAGAGGCGGCCCCGGTCATCGCCATAGTGCACGTCTTCGATCATGCCGAGCGTACAGAATTGGCCCAGCCGCGCCGCAAGGCCCAGGACGACACCACCCACAAGCCCTATAAGCAGCACAAGCTGCGCCTCAGAGATAAGGTCGAGCAC